CCAAAGTTCTAAAAAATTAGACCAATTGTATTGGTTAGGTGCTACTGGTTCTGGTGACGTTTTCTCTGGCTTCGTTGCTCAAGCAACTGCTGCTTCATTGTTAAACACTATCACTGGTTCTACATCTAACGTTTACGATGCTATCGACTTAGCTATCGACACTGCTGTTGCTGCTGACAGTACTTTCGAAAGTTCTGACACTGTTGCTGTATTCTTGTCTTATGCTAAATACAGAGCGTTACAAAAAGAATTGGTTGTTAAAAACTACTTCCACTACGGTCCTAACGTAACTGAAGCTGGTAACATGGAAATTTTGTTCCCTGGAACTAAAATTAAAGTTATCCCAACTGAAGGTTTGGCTGGTCATTCTTTCTTGTACTTAGCTGACTACACACAATTACACATCGGAACTAACTTAGCATCAGAAGCTGAAGGTTTGAACGTTTACCATGACCAAATTACCAACAACATCTACTTGAGAAGTCAATTCTACGCTGGTACAGGTGTATCAAAAACTATCTTCAAGAAAGCTTGCTAATAATAATTAACAATAAATATAAACTAATTAAAATTTAAAAATTATGCCATATATCGTTTCAGGATGTACATTATCAGAAGGTTTAAACCTTACAGGATGTACTAAAGACAATACAGGTGGCGTTGAACAAGTAATTTTTGCTAACTTCAAGGATGTAGTTCCAGCTGGTTCACCAACTGGTTTTACATACGACAGCACAACTGGTGAAGTTACAAACGTAGTTACTGGTGCAACTGCATCTGACTGGTACATTTTTGACACTGTTAAAGAAACTTCTTCATTAGCTGAAGCAATTGCTGTTAACGTTCAAAATGGTACTATCTCATTCACCCCAACAGTTAGCTTGGTGATGAACAAATTAAACACCCAAAAGAGAAACCTTATCCACATGTTGGCTTTAGGTCTATTGGTTGCGGTTGTTAAAGACAATAACGGTACTTACTGGATGGTAGGTCAGAAAAAAGGTCTAGACGTAACTGCTGTTGACAACAACACTGGTACTGCGTTAGGTGACAGAAACGGTTCAACAGTTACTTTAACTGGTGCTGAAAGTTTACCTATGGCTGCTTTATCTGCTGCTGCTGTAAACCAGTTGAAAGCTGTAGCTGCTTACGTATAATAGTTAAGTCAAAACAACATGAAGAATGGGTCCCCGAAAGGTGGCCCATTTTTTTTTGCTTAAATTGACCTTTTGCCGTTTTTGCTTATATTTATATGAAAGGGTAATTTGGATATTAACGAATACATTACGGCAAACTACAAAACACTTCACCAAGCTGCAAAGAACATAACAAAGGGTCATCAACTTACTGACGACCTATTTCAACATTGCATTGAAGTATTATTGACAGATAAGGACAAAGAAAAGATACAGTCACTTATTGATAAGAACCAACTGCATTATTATTTTACAGCAATACTAATTAGGAATTACCATTCATCCACATCCAGGTTTCATTATCAATACCGCAAAGCAAGCGATATGATAAGCGATAAGGACGTATATGGGGTGGAAATACCAGATGATGAGTTTGATGGCCTTAAAGAGGCTAAAATTGAGTTTATCGAAAAGCAGATAGAACATCTGGACTGGTACGATAGACAATTGGTTAAATTATATTTTTATGAAGGTTTATCATATAGAAAGATAGCTGACCTAACCAAGATACCAAAAACATCAGTTTATAATGGCATCACATCAATTAAAAGCAAAATTAAAAACAAATTATAATGGGCGTTAAGAAATTTACATTTACAGAAGAAAACTATTTATTAGGCAAAGCATTCATCGAAGAAATTGAAGGTGCTTACGAATTAACACATGACCAGATGGTAAGGCTTCACCAAATATCAACACAGTTGGGTGAATTTAGCATACCAGGTGCATGCCCAACATGCAACAGACGTGCAAGGGTATTTATCACAGCTTATGTTAACGAATATGAAAGAATAATAATTAGAGGCGAAGAAGCTTAAATGCCAAAGAAGCTAGAAGATAGAACAGGTGAATTTGTAACAACTGAAAAAGGTGTTACGTGGAAAGTAGTGCGTGAAGTTGAGCGTGGGTATTCCTATGACAGGAATAATGGTGTTGAAGAAAAGATAGCAAGAACCAGAAGGTTCGAAATTGAATGCCAGAAATGCAATTCAAAACGTGAAGCAACTTATAAGAATGTCTTCACCAAACCATCTGTTGTATGTTTTATATGTGAAAATAAACCAATTCAAGAAAAGATATTAACACGTAAAGGTAGCAAATTATTAAAATTTGATGAGAATGAAAGTAATAGGTTATTAACAAAGGATGGTAAGATAGATGGTAGAAGCAACAGAGCAAACACAGTTGAATATATTGGTAGGATATTTCAATGCAGCTATGATAAATTTCTATGCATTAAAGAATTGGATAGGGTTATCAGCAAAAACGGTAAGAACCTATACAGAAACTTCTTGGTTGAATGTCAAGCATGCGGAACGCAAAAAGAAGCATTATCAGCATCCCTGTTAAGCAATGGGGTTGCATGTCCAAAATGCAGAAGCGAAAAAAGAAATGTAAAAGTTCAAGCGGATATACCATTACCAGACCTGGAACGTAAAGTTGAAATAATGCATGAGATAAATGAAATATGGGCCGAAATGAAACGTATGCAAAAAGCTGGTGTATTAAATGACTATCTATCAAAAAAGTATGATACAAAAATAACATTTGAAGATGAAGAACCTAGACAACCTGAAGTGGTGGGTGATAGCGATGATATTGACTATGATGACGATAGTATCGACTGGAATGATGAACTTGATAAATACATTTAAGAATGGGAAAACAAAAGTATAAACCACATGGACGTGAAACCAAATTAAGACAGTATGTAAAGCTGGATGACCTTGGTGAATACATAAGACAAAAATACGATGGGTATAGGTTAACTGAACAAACCATCCAGTTCTGTATGGCGGTTGCAGCTGGCGAAAATAGCATATCAGCTGTTAAGGACATATACACCTTGCATGATAACAGTGCTGAAGCCAGAAGGCATGCAAAAGAGATGCTTCTAAACCCAAAAATTGTTGAAACAATTAACATCATTAGGGATAACATAAAGCACCAAACCATAGTTGATACCAACAGCATACTTATGCGACTGGAATTAATGTACGGTGACTGTATTGAAGATAATGATAGGGCAAATGCATTAAAGGTGTTAAAACAGATGGCTGACATTGTTGGTAAGATGGACGGTACTGTAAGTGTTGGGGATGTAGTTATTCGCTTTGAATTACCGAACCCAATAGGTGCAAAGACAATTGAAATAGAAGCAACAGAAATAGAAGAATAATGCAAATAACTTTAGAAGGAGCAGAGCTATTTGAATGGCAAAAAGAGGTGTACAATTCGTACATTGAGGATGACTACAAAACCTATGTCTTGAACACATCCAGACAGATAGGTAAGTCATTGCTTATCAGCCAGTTGGTTTTAGCATCAGCAATAAATAACCAAAAGGTTATCGTTGGGGTGGTGTCTTTGACGTACAAACAGACCAAACTTATTTACAACAGTATCAGCAACATAATAGCGAATACACCAATATTATTAAGCGATAACAAGTCCGAACTTGAAATAAAGTTGGTGAATGGTTCATCCATCAAATTCTTGTCCATCCAGAACTATGATGCAATTCGTGGACATACTTTTGACTATCTGTTTTGCGATGAGGCGGCTTATTATCCACCAAATGTATATCAACAGGTGTTGCAACCAACCACATTGGCCAGGGGCCGCAAAACGGTACTGTGTTCAACCCCAAGGGGTATCAATTACTTTTATGACTTATACATGCGTGGGTGTGACATGAATGATAAAACAATTGTATCATTTAAGTATGACTTTACAGCCAACCCATATTTTGACCCAGAAGAAATTGAAGCAATTAGAAAGCAATTACCCAACGGTATATTTCGTGCAGAATACCTGGGTGAATTTAGTGAAAGCAGTTCTGTGTTTGGTGATGTTAACAATGCATGCATAAACCACGAATGGCCATCACCTGTCGGTGACTTGGTGTGTGGAATTGACGTTGCATTGTTTACTGACTACGCTGTTGCCACCATATTGGATACAAACGGTAATTTGGTTGCAATGTACCGTGAGAAAACTGGTAGCATAAATAAGTTGAACACAGAACTTGAAGAATTTTTAAAATTGTGGAAACCCAAGAAAACCCTTATAGAATTAAACAACACAGGTATATCGGTATACGAACACCTTCAGCCACGTGTTCGTGGCATAGAGGGCTTTAAAACAACTAATATAAGCAAGGGTGATATTATCAACCAATTGCAAAATTCAATTGAAGATAAAAGAATTAAATTACCAACCCAGAATTTGGCACCAGAGGTGTATCAAGAATTGGTGGACTTTAGTTTTACTTATTCAGAAAAGACCAGGGCCATCATCTATGCTGCATTGCCAGGTCGACATGATGATATTGTAATGTCATTGGCCTTTGCCAATAAAATATATGTTGAGATGAACCACAGCATAAAACCCAAAATAAAAGTTAGGTTCGGATAAGAACCAAAAATAAAAGAATTATATTTATAACAAAGATGCTTACACTAACACTAAAAAATAAAGAAAGCTATAATGTACCAGAAAATTGGTCTGAGCTAACAATGGGTCAATATATTAACTTGGCAAACCTTATCACCAAATATGGTGAGATGGATATAACAGATAATATATTTGAAAACGAAATTGTTCCACAGATATTA